TCACGTCTGCCATGTCGTGCCTCAGAACGGTGGGGTGCCGAAGTAGGAAGAGAAATCGACCTCGCGAAAGACGCGACGCTCAAGGATGATCGGCAGCGAGCCCGCCGCCGCGAGCCCGCCTGACTCCGTAAGGGCGACGGGACTAGCTGCTGCGATGTCCTCATTGTCGAGCTTGACGGTCGCCCGTTCTTTCTCGCTGCCCTGGATGTAGTTGAGCCCGATGTTCGGTAGAAGCAGGTTCCACCCACTTTGCCTGAAGACGAGCTCGGTGGTGCCGCTCCAGTAGTTGACCTCGATGTCGTTGACGACCTCAGTTTGCTTGCTTGCGGAGATGCCAGCGCATTGCCACGTGTGCTTTGCGCCCCAGAGGTACGGGCTGGCGTTCACGCAGTTCGTCACCGCCGCAGCGAGGTCAGCCGGAAAGGTCGCCCGATTCCATGCAATGGTCGCTCGCACTTCGGCTTCGAGCGTGGTCAGTCCCTCGAAGTAGTCGTTGGCGGCATTGACGAGCGGCCGTCGATCGCTGTTGCCGTTGCCGTGGTAGTAGACGAGCGCAGGCACCTGGGCACCACCGGTCGAGAACGACCACACGTCAGGGCGAGCGAGCGGGTTCGGCTGGAAGTCGGTCGTGCCGACCTGCGGCAGTTCGTAGCTGTACGTCGCCTCGACGTGGTAGCGGTCGGTCTCGGTGAACGATCCATTCGTACAGACGAGATAGGAGTACTCGGGGTGTCCACTGCCGTGCTTGATACCGACCGCATCGATGATCGCCTGCTGCGACTCGGGTGCATCGACCGTGACGATGACCTTGCGCTGAGCCGTCGGCGACGAACCGAACCGGTGCTCGAACGTGCGAGGCAGGATCTCGGTGGTTTGGAGGATTGCCATGAGTTAGCCGCCGATGATCTCGACCGCACCGCCGACACGCACGATTTCCTGACGCAGCTTCTGGAGTTCCTGCGTCTGCCTGCGAGCCTCTTCGATCGCCGGATCTTGTCTGCCAGACGCGATCCGCAGAAACTCGTCGATACCTCCTGAGCGGAGATCCTGAACCTGGAGCGGCTCCTGCGAGACTCGCGAGAGTTTGTCAAGCCGCTCTTCGGTGATCTCCGCGACCCTCGTGTCCAGCTTGACCTGAAGGTCGAGCCCTTCCTTGAGCCGATCGATAGTCCGCTTGAACTCATCCTCGTCGATGATGTTGTCTGTGAGGTTCTGCCGCAGTTCCTCGATGCGAGACGAGAAAGCGTCAAACCCTTCCTGCGAAATCTCGAACGCCGCACCGGCGTTGTTCAACTGCTCTTGGATGCCGACGAGTTGCTCGCTCTGGACGACCGCCTGCTCGAACACCTCTTGCAGGCGGGAGACGGCCGTGACGTACGTATCCGGGTCGATCACATCGGCTTCGAGTTCGGATCGCAGTTCTTTGATCGTCTCGCTGAACTGGCGGAATGCACCGGGTGCGACCGTGAACGCCTCGAAAGAAAACGCCTTGTCGAGGTCGGCGTTGACCTTCGCGATGATCTCCTCGTTCTTCTTCGCCGCCTTTTCCTGTGCAGAGAGTTGCGCGGCGAGCGCTGTCGCCGCTGCGTTGCGTGCGCCGGTCTCTTCACTGATCAGAGCGTTGAGCCGCGACTGTGCGTCGGCGACCGCCAGCGCCTCGGCCTCGACGAGTTGCCCATCTGCCGCAGCGATCTCGGCCGCCTGTCGATACGCCTCGAACGCCTCACGCAGGCGCTCGGCGGGCAGTCCGGTGCTCTCCTCCAGTTGAATAATCTTCTCGCGAGCCGCGTCCACCTGCGACTGAATCTGCGAGATCGGATTGCGAGCGTTCTCGACCGCCGCACGGATCTGCTCTACCGCCTGCGTTGCGGCACCCTGGTTCGGGTTCTCGCCCGAGAGAAAGCGGTTGTAGGCGTCCTCGAAAGCCTTGTTGCGAGCCTCGACCTGCTCCGCAGCGGCAGTAGCAAGGTCCGCGCCGAATTGCTGGAGCGTCTGCCCAGCCTCACCAGTGCCGGGAATGAACGAGATCGCCTTGCCGAGGGCGGAAACAGCATTGCCGACGATCCTCGCCAAGACGTTGCCGATGTTCAAAAACCCGTTGAAAACCCGCTGCACGACGAGACCGACTGCCGTCAACGCATCGACGACGCCAGCCAAGTTCGACGACGAGCGTTCCACGGACTCTGAGTAGAGACCGAATGACGTGGCGAATACATTCAGTCCGCTGACCGTGCGGTCGAAGACCTGAGCGAATACGTCGGCGACGTTGAGGAGACCATCTACGAATCCTTGGCCAATCGACGCACCACCTGCGTCTCCTACGAACGACGTGAACGCATCAGCGGCTGCTTGGATGCCCGGCGACAGGTCGGCGACAATCTGCCGCGTCACGCCCTCGATGCTCTTCCCGGCGAGCGTGAATGCGTCGTTCATCGCCTCGACGTTGCGGGCTTGCACGTCATTGAGCGCGAGCCCTAGCCGGATCGCTTGATTTGCAATGCCAGCGACCGCGTCGCCACCTCCCTCGAACAACGGAAGAAGGGATGCGCCAGACTTGCCGAACAAAGCGACAGCCGCAGCGGACCTGCCCGCCGGGTCTGGGATTTCGTTGATTGCTGACGCGATCGCCTGGAACTGTTGCGTAGCGTTCTGCCCCGCGAGATCCTGCACCGAGAGGCCGAGGCCCGTGAATGCCTGCACAGCCTCCTTGCCACCTGCCTGGGCTCGCCCGAGCTGTACCTGTAGTTTGCTCAGCGCCGCGCCGAGTTGATCGCTCGACACGCCAGCCAAGTCGCCCGCGAGCTCCAGCCCAGAGAGTTCCTCGAACGTAATACCGAGCGATCTTGCGAGCTTGCTCGATGCGTCGGTGCTGTTCGCCACCGACCGGCCGAATCCGACCAGCGCCTGCGTCGCCTGCTGAAGTCCGCTCGCGACCGACGTGATGCTGCTGATTGCTACGCGTCCGATGGCGATGTTTTTCAGAACTCCGAGATCACGACCGGCTTTCTTGCCCGAGTTCCCAAGGGTGTCGAGCCTGCGCTCCACGTCCTTCACCGACTTCGCGAGTGAAGCGGTGTTGGCGCTGATCTGCATCGCCAACGCGAGAGTAGTCGCCATCACTCACCGTCCAAGTCTGCCTGTAGTCGTCTCAGCGTCGCCGTGATCTGCGTGTGGTGCTGCGGTGCGTGCGGGTCGAGCGGCATCAGTTCTTCAATCGTCGGCGGCTTGCCCTTGCAGTACGGGGCGACACTTGCCGCAGCCACAAGCGCCGACTGCCTCCACTGGTTACCGATCGGCTCGAAGTACCTGTCGTAGATGATCCACTCCGTGAACTCTCGCGAGTCCATCTCCTCGCACAATTGCCGCACCGTTTTCTTCAGGTGGCCCGCCAGCCGAAAGAGAAATCGCCTCTCGGGACGGGCATTCATTCCCCCGCGAGTTCGTCTGCGTCCTTTTGTGTCATGCCGTTGTGTGCCATCGCCACTTCCCACAGGCGATTCATGACACGGCCGTTCTTTTTCGCCAGCGTCTCGATGTCTTCCTTCGTGAACAGCAGATGCCCGCTCGCGTCGCACAGGCACGCCTGGAGGTACTTCGTGCGGAAGTTGTCCACGTGCTTCCCACCGGCGCGGATGTACTCCAATTCAAACGCGTCTCGCTCACCCACGCTCATCACGCGGATGTAGACGGCGTCGCCCCACTCGGGCACCTTGACCTCAAGGGGCTTCGAGTCGTCGGCGGCGAGGATCTGCTCTTTCGTGAGTGGCATATCAGTTATCCAAGAGGGTGAACTCGGCGGTGTACCGCGTCACGCCATTGACTTCAGCGGCAGCGGACACCGATTCCAATACTGCCTTCTGAGTCAAATTCATCCCGCCGCCTGCCACCGTGAGCGTGTTGCGGCTGCCGACGAGCGCGATGCTCGGGACGGTGCCGAATGCGGACACCGAGACGCTGCCGGGATTCGGGTTGAAGTTCCCGGAGCGGCCGACGTTCTCGCCGCCGTATGTCCACGAGAGACCGGCGATCTCAGTGAACGTGACGCTGCCCCACGTCGCCGAGATGCCCGTCGAGTACGTCGCCACTGCGGGAACCTCCCCGCGTCAGCGAGCCACGCGGAACGTGGCCGAGCCCCGGATCACGTCGTTCGTCGCGAGGGTGACCGACGAGCTCGACACGGTCGCCGCCTTCGACAGCGAGATGCCGCCCGTGATAGCGAGCGTGCCGGTAGCGGCATCGGTGATGACCGCATTGCCGAGATACTCGATCGTCACCTCGCGGCCCGTGTCGGTCGCGGAGCCCTTCAGCGGGCGGTCCATCGTGGCGACCTGAGCACCGGCCGTGAGCCCGAGGTGCGACACGTCGATCGTGTCGCCAGCCGCCACGTCGTTGAGGTTGTACGTGATCTGGGTGACCGTGTAGGTCACGCCAGCGAAGGAGAAGTTCGTGCCGGACGAATCATGCGGCGTGCTGTATGACATGCGTCACTCTCTCCACCAGATGTCGTAGGACTGCGTGACCGCGTACGAAGGCGGCTGGTCGGAGCCTGCCAGCGTGACGAAGTCATCGACCTCGTTTTCGAGGCTGACCTGCTCCACCACTGTATTGTCCACCGTGCCGCCGTACCCATCCAGAGTTCGCCGCATGGCGTCTGCCGCCTCGCGGGCCTGGTGGTAGGTCGCCGCCACGACCGTGTAGTCCACGGAAACCCGTGGCACGCCGTGAGGTGAGCCGAGCGTCTGGGTACGCTCGATGCCGGTGCGCCTCCACGTGACGAACGGCAGGGCAGACGAGGCTGGGGCGAGCAGAGGGTAGATCCGCGTGCCGACCACGCTGGTCACGGCGGTAGCCGAAACCAGGGCGTCGAGCAGCACCTTTTCCGGGGACTTGTAGCTCATCGCCGCCTCCGAGGCTTTAGGCTCTCGCGGGTCGCATTTTGGAGCCCGCGAGTCATCTCGATGCGAAGGATCGACCGTTGCTGCGAGACGGTTTCCTCGTACGCCGTCCTCACCGGAGGCTTTTTCAGCGATCCGCCGACCGGCATCTTTTTGAGCGTCAGCGTGCCTGCGGCTTTTTTGGCCGAACGGAAAAAGGTGTTCTTGCCGGTGGTCCGCAGCTTGCCGTCGCCTGTCGGAATGATCTTGAATCCAGTTCGCTTGCCGCCCTTGTTGCCCCAACTGGATGCGATGACGAACCCGCGACGAGAGACCTCCGAGACTTTCCGCTCCTTCGTGCCGAACTCCAGCCAGCCTTGATGGTGCCCCTTTTCATTTCCCTTGAGGTCTTCGGCTTTCTTCTTCGGCGGCGCGCGAAATCCAGCCAGCGCCACGGCGTTGCCGTACAAGCCCTTCGTGTACCGCTTCACCTTGATCGCAACGGCACGGCGCAGATTGCCGGTCGGCCCTCGTGGCGTCGTCTGCTTTAGCCGCTTCGCACCGGGCGCGATCGCCTTACGGAGAGCGGCCCCGATGTACTTGGCGGCGAGGCGTTTCGGCAGGCCTCGAAACCCTTGCACGAGCGACTCCAGTTCAGGGAACGATACGTTGATGTCGATGCCCGCCATTACGTCCGCTCCTCGCAGATGCACTCGTGCTCGCTGCGGTTGTTGTGTTCAAGCAGCGACACGATATCGAGCGTCCTGCCACGCCACGCGAACCGCATCTGCTGCGTGAGCCCAGGGATGTATCGGGTCCGCACGCGGTGCGTGACGGTCACCTCCTGCTGATTCGCCGACAGTGCCTCGCGGGCCGACACGCCCTCGACGCTCGCCCATACGGCCGTCGAGTCGCTCCACGTCAGCACCGTCTCGCCGATGGCGTTCGTCGCCCCGGTGGCGATCTGCACCGTCACCCGCTCGCGGAGTTTGCCAGGGTCGATCACGCGTAGCTCCCCCACTTCACAGAGTCGAGGAGCGCCTTCACGCCGAACGGCATCTCGGAGAGCGACACGGCATCCGCCGCCATGCGGCGCTCGTACCACTGCCCGACGAGCATGAGGATCGCGGCTTTCACGCGGGGCGACACCTTGCTGCCGTCGTCACCACGACCGCCCCACCACGTGACCGTGACGCTGCCGTAGTCGAGCAGGTGGCTCGGCCACGATCCGGCGTAGAGCGTTCGCAGCGTGCCAGGCTTCGCGTCCCGATCGACGCGGTACTCGGTCGTCGAGAGCGTCGCCGTGTTGCCCGCCTCGCTCGCGGTGTAGACGATCGACACCGCCGTGCGTCCGGCGGTCTGGCTCATCGGCGGGCGGGGCAGCTCGATCACCGCCGG